ATGATCGAATCAGAAGGGCCGTTGGGGCTGTAGAACAGGAGGATGCCATTGGCGGGGAAGACAGGCTGCAAGGAGCCGTCGTCGGCCAAATAACGCCCTTCAGCTACGCGCAGGCCACGCTCAAGACTGAAGTAGCGAGCGATGACATCTGTGTCGATGCTATTAGCGGAGGTGTACTTGATACGATCAAGGATCGCTTCGTTGGTCAGCAAGAGGTCAAAAACTGAAGTTCCAAGAACAGCAGAGTTCGGACGAATGCCGATCTGGTTGGCAACAGCACGCTTCAGGGTCAGGATGTCCTCAATGGGATTAGAGGTTGCACCAGACCATGCGGCAGGGCCAGTGGCTGTGCCATAAGCGGTGTTGAAGGTAGTCCAGGTTGTAAAACCAAGACCAGTTTGTGAGCCAGGAGTCCCATTGTAGGGCTCGTATGGATTGTAGCTGCCAGTCACTGAAACAGCTTGAGCAACGGTGTACTCGTAGCTGTTCATTCATTATGTTATCGCGAGGGCTCTTTATCCCTTGCTTCTGCATGTTTCTATGCAGTTCAGACTATATCATCGTTTTGTAAACAAAACGTCGGGCGCTCGTGTCAGCTTCATTACTGTTCTAGTAGTATGCTGTTAGTCGTTGAACCTTGCTTTTATCCCTAAAAGCCTTGGCTGCTGATTACCATAGCATCAAACTTTCGTTTGAAGCCGTAGGGTTCCCAGCAATTCACCCAATTTTCTAAATGAGATCAATCTCATAGGGCCAATGTGTTTAGCCTAGACATCGCGTTGCGAGTCTCGATGGCGCGTAGCATTTGTTAACTCAGCGGCTCTTTATCCACTGATTCATTACCTTGTCGTTGGTAATGTTCAGACTATATTATTGCCCCACTATGCACACGATTACTGTACTTTGTAAGACATTGGGCGCTCGTGTCAGCTTCATTACTGTTCTAGTAGTATGCTGTTAGTCGTTGAACGTTCCGTCAATCCCTTGGCGGCTTCGCTGCTGATTGCCCACTCGGGGGTTCCAGCAATTCACCCAATTTATAGTGGACCTACGCTGCGATCGAAATCGTCCGTAAAAAATAATCCACTTGTGCAGGACCTTCTCCTGCGTTCTCGATTCAATAATGTTATCGCAAAGGCTCTTTATCCTTTACTTCTCTCTGTTTCCAGAAAGTTCAGACTATATCTTCACCCTTATCGGGGTGCTGGGCGCTCGTGTCAGCTTCATTACTGTTCTAGTAGTATGCTGTTAGTCGTTGAACCTTGCTTTTATCCCTAAAAGCCTTGGCTGCTGATTACCATAGCATCAAACTTTCGTTTGAAGCCGTAGGCTTCCCAGCAATTCACCCAGTTTTTCTATCAGTTTTTCAACTGACGGAGGCTATCGATCTAACCTCTTCCAAGGTTGTTATCACAAAGGCTCTTTATCCTTTGTTTCTGTAAATTTACCATCTTTACAGTTCAGACTATATCACCGTCTATACCCTCCTATAAAGGTTAGTCAGACGTAAGGCGCTCGTGGAGTTTTAATCTGTTCTAGATTACTAACTCTAGTCGTTGAACCTTGCTTTTATCCCTAAAAGCCTTGGCTGCTGATTGGCCATTAAGTTAGAGGCTTTCCAGCAATTCACCCTATTATTCTTACCGCGCTAACTAGGCAACGGCAAGGCCCAAAGATTTAGGCAATTCCCATGCGACCACTTCCTGCTCCAGAGCATAGGGCTCAGAGTCGTAACGGCTTTGGACGTAGGAGATGTTTGTCATTTGTTATCGCAAAGGCTCTTTATCCCTTGCTTCTACATGTTTCCAAGTAGGTCAGACTATATCTTTGCCTTACATTACTATGAAGGGCATTGGGCGCTCGTGGATTGTTCACCTGTTCTAGGCTACTTAATCTAGTCGTTGAACCTTGCTTTTATCCCTAAAAGCCTTGGCTGCTGATTACCATAGCGTCAAACTTTCGTTTGAAGCCGTAGGCTTCCCAGCAATTCACCCAATTTATTTACGGCACAAACTAATTACCGTAAGCACGACGGAAGTCGTTGATAGCAACACCATGTTATCGTAGAGACTCTTTATTCCCTACCTCTGCATGTTTCTATGCAGTTCAGACTATATCATCGTTTTGTAAACAAAACGTCGGGCGCTCGTGGACGAGTTATTGTTGTCGAAACTCATCGTCTAGTCGTTGAACCTTTCCACTACAGAAATCATAGTGATTCCTCGACGCAGTAGACTTGGCTGCTGATTTCCCTCGCCTTTACGTTAGGGGTTCCCAGCAATTCACCCAATTTTACAACAGCAAGCTATTTACTGTTCCTTCAATTATGTTATCACAAAGGCTCTTTATCCCTTGCTTCTGCATGTTTCTATGCAGTTCAGACTATATCATCGTTTTGTAAACAAAACGTCAGGCGCTCGTGGAGTTTTCATCTGTTCTAGATTACTAACTCTAGTCGTTGAACGTTCCGTCAATCCCTTGACGGCTTCGCTGCTGATTACCATAGCATCAAACTTTCGTTTGAAGCCGTAGGCTTCCCAGCAATTCACCCAATTTTTCATAACCCCTCACGGAGTTAAGCGGCATATGGAATACCGAAGCGCAGGATGCGTCCTGCACGAGTTGGCGTGTCTACCACCGGTGCTATGAATAATATACAAAACTTAACGTTTTGCTCTGCATGTTTCCATGCAGTTTAGACTATATCATCATCTTTGCCTAAGCAAAGAGTCGGGCGCTCGTGGAAAGATTATTCTTGGGTCAGTCACTTTCTAGTCGTTGAACCTTCTTACTTCACTCTTATTATAGCAACAAGAGACCCGAAGTAAACTTGGCTGCTGATTGCCTCTTTTGCGTAGCAAAAGTAAGGTGTCCCAGCAGTTCACCCGATTATTCGACAGGGGTCACCCCCTGAAGGAACCTCATTGATTCGCAATGTTGGTAGACGGTAGCATGAAACCTTGCGCGAGGGTGGTGAGACATTTGTTAACGTAGAGGCTCTTTATCCCCTACCTCTCTTTGTTTACAAAGAGTTCAGACTATATCATCGTTTTGTAAACAAAACGCCCGGCGCTCGTGGAGTTTTCATCTGTTCTAGATTACTAACTCTAGTCGTTGAACCTTGCTTTTATCCCTAAAAGCCTTGGCTGCTGATTACCATAGCATCAAACTTTCGTTTGAAACCGTAGGCTTCCCAGCAATTCACCGGATTTTCTTTGTTAAAAACAAAGCCACTCCTTTAAATGGGCAATATGTTATCGCGAGGGCTCTTTATCCCTTGCTTCTACATGTTTCCATGTAGGCCAGACTATATCATCATCCTTTAACTCCCATGCTGAGGAGTCAAGGAGCTGGGCGCTCGTGGATTGTTCACCTGTTCTAGGCTACTTAATCTAGTCGTTGAACGTTCCGTCAATCCCTTGACGGCTTCGCTGCTGATTGCCTCTTTTGCGTAGCAAAAGTAAGGTGTCCCAGCAATTCACCCAGTTTTCTGCCACTATTAAAATGACAGGGACCCTAATTAATCCACACCTGCGTAGGTCTGTTGTAGCATTATGTTATCGTAAAGGCTCTTTATCCTTCACTTCTTTACATTTCTGCAAAGATCAGACTATATCATCAACTTGCAAGCAAGTTGTCGGGCGCTCGTGGATTGTTCACCTGTTCTAGGCTACTTAATCTAGTCGTTGAACGTTCCGTCAATCCCTTGACGGCTTCGCTGCTGATTACCATAGCATCAAACTTTCGTTCGAAGCCGTAGGCTTCCCAGCAATTCACCCAATTTTCATCCCAAGGTTACCCTTGAGCGGAACCGCCATGATTCATCATAATAGATGATTTCCTTTTCTAGGTTGACTTCAAAGATTGCGTTGGCAATCTAACCCAAAAGTCCGAAAACTTAGGGGTCACTGTAGTTATACCCACACTTTGCTAATGGAAGCCTAACCATAAAAAAAGGAACCCCTTTCGGAGCCCCATAGTAAAAATTCAATCAGCAATCAGTTGAAAGTCGCAACAACCAAGGTACGACGACCGATCGTGACAATCTCACGAATGAGTGGAGTGGTACCATCTAGGGTAACGTTCACACCGCTGTTGGCGGTTGGGAGTGCTTTACCGTCGGTGCCAACAGAAAGGCGGCTACCAATGGTAAAAGCAGCGACAGCCGAAGCGCTTACTTCGACGATCAAAGAGCCGCTACTGGCGACACTAACTTGACGGGCAGTTTGAGGTTGGGATAGTGCAGTCGGGATATAAGACTGGCTAACACCTACGATAGCCCCGGTAAAGGATGTTAAATTACCAGGGGAGCAGACTAGATTAGCTCCGGCATAAGTTGCTTGAGCGACAACCGAAAATTCGGGGATTTCGACTACGCCAATACTACCAGCTTGGTTGTCGGTAGCGGCTTGCCAGGTGGAAGCATATCTGATGTACTGTTTTGCGTAAACGGGTGCAATGTTTAGACTCATGATCTTTTTCTTAATATGTGTTGACTTTTGGTTTACTCTAGGACTTGTTTTTCACCTAGCTGATGTGATAATTGGTTTTACCCCCACTTACGTGGGGTAGCTAATGGGCTACCGGTAATCGACCAGACATCTACATCTGTCATAGCATCTGCATCTCTGCCCAGGAAGTGGTAGGGAGCCAATGGGTTGCCAACCCAGCTTCTCGTATTCTTTGCATTCTTTGCAAGTTTTTTTGTCTTTTTTGGCAACTCGCATCATTTCTTTATGGCCTTGTTCTTCCTTAACTAGGTAGTCACCTAGTTGAAAAAATGCGTAAGCTGGGGTAACAAGGTAGCGAGAAACCCTAGAAAAAACCCCTTGCCAGGTTTGCCCCACACCTGAATCAATAGAATTCTGTATGGCATCCTGAACCTCGGGGTCCTCAGAGTCGTAGTCGGGATCCTCTAAAATATCCCAATCATAGTCGCCAGATGGACCTTTGGAGGCAAAATCCATTCCACTCCCGATTATGGAAATTGCATTATTTTCAAATCGGGCCTTTGTCACATCGAGGAATTTAAGTAATGGTGGCACCAATTGTCCGACAACTGTTGGCCATGCTTTTTCCAATTTTGCTTTAGGCTTCGATGATGCTGACCCAAGGTAGACTCCTGCCAAAGATGCCTCTAAGGTTTTGTCAACCATGGCACGAGAAAACTCGTCCCACTTTATGTCTTTGTCCTTGAGAGACTTAACTAAAAGCTTAGAATCCCTGAGCATCATACTCTCCAGGTTTTCGATGGTTTTAGCCTTTTTAGCTAGGGATTCGGCATTAGAGAAAAAATCTCCCCTCCTTTTAGTGACAGAGCCAATTAAGGAAAGGAGATCCATTTAGCTCAGTTAGAAGTCCAAAGGCAAGTTTTGATGGCTTCCAGGTAGTCGGAGGCTTCACCGCGTTTTACCATTTCAAGGGCTCTTTCATGGGGGTCCATGTTTTCCAAGGTTGCTTCAAATGCTTTGTCTTCCGGCCCAACAATTTCCCCAAAATGCACCATGCTTGGCAGGCGATTTAAGATTCCAAAGAGTTTAGACGTTGGTGTTTCACCTTCGGAGAATTCCAAGGTCCCAAATTCTAAACCTTCGCAGAAACTTTGCAGTTCATCTTGCTGAATGATGGCATTGGTCAGTTTGCCGTCGCTATAAAGATTCTCAACGTAGTGGGAAATCCTTTGTTTATGGGCATGGACTTTCTGCTCTTCGAATTCCTTCTTGAGCCTATCGTTTTCTTTCCTAAGGGCTTCGATCTCCTTGTAGATTTGGGCTGGGAACCCGGTAGGACGGGCTTGACCGGCAGAACCCATTCCGCTATACTTAACTTCTTCTTCCCCGTCAGAACAAGCTCCCATGGAACCCTTAGGCTCCATATAAGTCGAACCCTTGCCTGTTACAGTCATTGGGTCTTCTTCCTCTGCTGCCTTTTTACGGCGGAACATTTCGCCTTCAGCATGGTTGACGGATGCCTTCTCACCGGACTTCTGACGAACAACCCGGACCTTATCACTTTGGGTAGCATCCTTTAGGTCAACTGCCATATCGAGATCATCCGGATCTTCCTCAGAGCGAGTTGGGAGATCAGTCGGGCCACCCTCGCGGCCACGGGGGGCTTTACCACTGGAAATCTTGGCGGATTTCGGTTCGCGAACGACCCCCTCTTCATCGGGCTCACCACCTTCGGCATGGTCGGCAATTGGGCCACCTTTGAGTGGGGCTCTTTTGTCGCTAGATGATTGGTGAATGACGCGGGAAGTTTTGTTACCTTTAACCGATTTGACATCTACTGCCATATCGAGATTGTCGGGGTCTTCCTCAGAAAGGTTAGAAACTGGGGTGGGCCCTTCGCTGCGGCCATGGGGATCTTTCCCATCAGAAGTTCCAGGGCGTTGCTTCTCTGGGTACTTGGTGCTGGCATCGTCGTACTGATCGTTGTTTCTATCTTTGGCCATAGTATCTTGGCCAGCCCAACGACCTTCCTGGCTATTGTCACCATTTTCTTCTCTGGCAGTTTTGAGACGGTCCTCGTCTTGTTCGCTATTTTTTGCAGTTTTGGGACGGTCCTCGTCTTGTTCACCATCGCTGGTTACACCATCGCGGTCTTCCTCTGGGGCTTTACCAGCCTTTTGACGGGCACCGTAGCTATCATCTTTAGATCGGGCAGTAACTGAACGGCCAGTAACTTTATCTCCGGTTTCACCTTTGTGAGTACCAAAGGATACTTTCCCATTAGATGCGGTTTTGTGACTAACTTCGTCGTACTCTAGTTCATTGTACTCTGAGTCCTCATCATCCATTTCCTCTTCGTCCATGTCCGCTTCGTCCACAGGTTGACTGGGGGCTTTCTTTTTCTTGGACTTGGAAACTTCCTTATGCTGAGAATCGATACCTTCCTCAAATACTTGCTCAACAACCTGAACTTCCTGGCCACCAGCTCCTTTAGAGACACGGCGCTTAATGCCTTCCCCGAATTCGGTGTCTTGGCGTTCTGTCTCATCCTCAGGGGAGTCCATCATTTCGGACTTTTCGCTACCTTCGGTAACTTCCTTGAATTCCCCGTCTTCTTCGGCATCATCAAGATCGGCTTTGGGGGAAGCCTTTGGTTTGGACATTTTTGGCTTGTTTTCTGGTGCTTTGGTTTCTAGGTTGGCTACTTCTTGAGTAGACTCAGTGATTTCAGCGCCTTCGCGCCCCAAGTTCTTTTTCATTTCAGAGAATTGCTGATTAGGGTTATCGGGGTTGGCGTTTTGATCCGCCGAATTTGTAGTTTCAGGTTGTTGGCCTTGGCCGACATCCGATTCTGTTTGTTGGTCCTGGTTTTGTTCTAATTGCTGTAGGGACTGATTGACTTCACTTTTGACTTCATCTAGTCTTTCTTTTAGCATTTCTAGGGGACTTTTTTCTATAAGCAGCGTCGGTCCTAAGTCCTTATCAAAAAGTTGGTCAGGGGACAGGGCCACTGCAAAGTCGAAAACTCCCTCTTCTTCGCTGAAAGAGAATGGCTCCAAGCCTTTCACAGCTGGGGGTGCAGCTCCGAGCAATGCCAAATGCCTTGCACTCCACTTGCCTTTGTGTGGGTTAATGGGGGAATCAGGGGAATAGAAGGAAATGGAAACTTTCCTATAATGACCACCTCTAACTAAGTCCTTAGCTACATCTGTAAATTCTACATCTGCATATAAGTCATCACCCTTTTGAGAGAATCCTTTAATCCACCCGTAAGCAGGTACGCTGTCGTTATCTCCAGAGTGGCCAATTACAAGGGGGGCTGAATGGACTTTGGGGTCATATGAGTTTGCAACTTCCTTAAGGTCGTCAGCAGAGAAGTTTCTCTGCACACCCTGTGCGCTAGTTTGGGGGCCAGCTTTAAATACGTGGACTTTTTTTGAGAACACTTTTTTATCGGATTTACTCATGCTTATTTTTTACCCTTGACCTTGTTTTCCATCTCTGATATTATAGAGTCTATTTCCTTACCGGAAATTCCACTTGTGGATTCGGCCTCATTTGCCTCTTCCTTAGGGAGTTCCCCCGGTTCGGATTCCCCTGGTTCTTCAGCCAATGCAGAGTCTAACTCGGATAGTAAGGAGTCTAACTCTTTGTTGGCTTTGCTATTTTTCTTTTTTGGTTGCTGTTCTACAGGAGGTTGCTTTGTTGGAGTTTCTTCATTCGGAGTCGTCTCATCCGGGGTTTCTTCAGTTGGGGTCGTATCATCCGGGGTTTCTTCACCCTGAATTCCCTCATCCGGAGCCCCTTCAGCCGGAGCCCCTTCAGTAGGGGGAACCTCTGGGACTTCGCCCTCAGTGGTAGATCCCGGGGTCCCTTCAGCATCACCACCCGAACCATCGTCAGGGCCAAAAATCGATTCGTAAAGGTTCTTATCCTTTTCAGGGTCAAACATAGTTTCTCCTTCACTACCCTGTTGGCCCTCAGCAGATTTAGCCTCATCTTCCAGATCAACTCTAAAGTGTCTCTCAATCCATTCTCTACGGGGTTTGAAACCATTTTGAATCAATAGGGAAACATCAGCGGGTGTCAGTTGGGACTCCTCAATTCTGAACTCCCTAGTTAAAGTCGGAGATGCAACATCAGCACCGAAATTTAAATCTACAATCCACCTTACCAAAGTTTGAGTTAATTGATGACAGATCATTTCTGATATCTCAGATGCCCTCACTACTCGAACTACGTTGGCAACCATTGACGAAGCCCTGGAACCAGACTCAGCCTGCCCAGCTTCATTTTCACCGCAAATCAAAAGGCTAATGACTTTATCTAGGTAGTCAATCAGGCCCTTAAACACATCGGGGCTACCCTGAGGGTTAATAAAATCCAATACGAACCCTTCAGGTAAAACCATCGCGGTCTCTTGGGACAAATTAGAGATCATCCCATAAATATTATCGATTTCGGCTGTTGATGCACTTAGGGGGGCAGTTGCTACGG